CTGATAAAAACTCTTGAAAGTTGTCTAATGCATCTTGAGGTTCTTGATCTCTCGATTCAGGATGAGTCTTAAAAAAGTCGCCTATAATTTCATCATCTATTAAACTCTTTCCTGTCTTTGGGTTAGAATAATATTTTATAATGTAATTAGCAATTGATTCTTCTTGGTTACTCTCTTGTATACCGTCCACCATTACTAGTCCTATTTTACTATATGGTATTTCATGCTCGCCACCGTCTTGGTCTAATGCAAAGATAACATCATCTTGCCACATTGCAGCATTATCGTCATTGTTAGAGTTAGGATTATAAATTATATACTCTCTCCCATTTCCTGTTTGAATGCGTGCATCGTCTGCATCGCCTAATCTTTTTAATAGCTTTTCTTTAGTATAATTCTCTTTTAGTTCAGCTTTTTTCATGCCATTGAAGGTGTCTACTTCATTACCTTTTTTAGGTTCGACCATTTGATCATGCTTATCTACTTTTGCTGATTCTCCTGCAATGATATTAAGGTAGTGCATTGCATCTTTAGCTAAATTTTTACTAGCTTTATCATGTGCTTTCTGTCTATCTTCTGCTGATACGGTTCCTGCTGAGTCAATACCTGCTGCTTCTAACTCATAATCGATTCCTCTATTCAAAGCATCTTCTGTGTATGTGAGAGAAGGGTTATCGTATTCAGGAGACTTAGCTTCAACTAACATACCTTTAGATTTCAGTATTGATACTGTATCTGGGAATCCGTTATAAGGAGATATAAATTGAGAGAGTTCCCTTTTAGCGTCTCTTAAAAATTGTGTCTTGGAGAAGTTACCTTCTACGACTGCGTTATATTTTTCTTGTATTGTTCTCATCTAAGTAATCAAACATTTTAGTGTTATAAGGTCTTTTTTTTGTCTTTACTACTTTATACCCTAGCTTCTCAGCTTGTTTAGTAGCTCTATTTTTCTTTTTATTCTTACTAAATGCAAAAGGTGTCAGATATGCTCCAACTGACCCTGTAGTATTCAGCTCTTCTAATACTTCTTTAACTGCTTTTACTACTACGCTTTTTTTCATAGTGAACGCATTTCGTTTACTAGGTCGTAATACTGCATCAAGTTAATTAAATGGTTATCTGTTATCTTTTCTGTTTTTTTAGCTGGTTTTATTGTCTTAACTACTTCTTGTAGTTTAATTTGTACAACTTCATCTTTAACATTTATAGATAAATCAGATATCTGTTTCTTTATTTTTACTATTTCTTCATTTACTATATTACGAAGCCTGGTTGTAGAATTTACTGCTGTAATAAATTCTTTCAGAATATTTTTTTGTTCTGGTAGAAGATCTTTATAGTTGCTGTTAAACTTTTCTAGCAGTATCTTGTATGTAAGTAATCTTAAATCTTTTTCATATTTAGAATACTCCTCTATCAACGAATCTTTTACGTCTGATTTAATCATCTTAGTTGATGTGAGATGTTCTAGTATAGTTAGTTTGTTGTTTACTAAAAACTCTGGGTTGATTAGTTTACTATTATTCTGTGCTTCAAGAAGGCAATACATTGCTGCTAACGCTTTATAGTCTCGTACCTGTATTCCGAAGAACTCTTCTAGGTTATAGTTTTCCTTTATATAAGAAATCAAATTATATTTCTCTTCTTTTAATTTCTTTTGATTTAATTTTCTCGATATTTCTGTAATGGTAGAAATAACTGTTTCAGCTTTTGCTTCAGTTAAGTTTCTATTCTTTAGGATGTATTCGTAAAGTTTTAATTCCTTACTTAACATAGAGTTACCTGTGAAGAACTCTTTAAGTACCTCCAATGCAGGTGAATCATTTTTAGATAAGGTATCTGCTGCAATTTGTTTTACAAGCAGTTCGTAAATCAAACCTGTATTTCTAAATTTTGAATGTTTTATCTTCATAATATACGGTTGCTATATATAAATATGGGCTAGTTATCTAAATCCTTAAGTTGATTTTCATCTAGTAACTTAGAATTATCTTTTTCGGTCTTTTCGTAGATTAATTCCTTTTGAAATGAATCTTTTATTTGATGAAATACTGTTTGTGCTTTAGTGTTATCTACTTCCATCATATTTTCATTATCTGAGGGGAAACCGCCTTTCATACCGTCGGTTCCTAGTCTATCTCTACCTCCTAATGGGTCTGCGTTTGTTCCATATACTGACATTTTTTCTTTAGGACGTCCTCCTTCTGGACCTACTTCGTTATACCCTGGAGGTACATTTGCTGTTTTTTCTGTTGCTGTTGCTCTTCTACCGTACATAGATGCTAAGTCATGTGGGGTACCGTAAGACCTTCCTGATTTAGCTGGGTCGTTTCCTTCTGCCTCTAACTGAGCTAATCTAAATACTCTTTTTGCATCCTCTCTTACTAGCTCTCTCATTTCCATGTACTGGTCTTCAGATAAGTTGAAGATATGGTCATAAATGTAATCTGTTGCAAAAAGTTTAGAATCTTTCATTTGATTTGCTAGATCTATCTTTTCTTTAAGTAGTGCTACTTTTTCTTGTTCAAATATAATAGAAGGGTTTGTTAACTTTATTTCAAAGTTAGTCAAGCTTTCTCCTGTAAATCCTTGAGTGTATAGGTGCACTAATGCGATCTTTGTTAGCTCTGATTCTAATATTTTCTGTATTCTTTCTACTGTTCGAGCGAATCTAATATCTTCAGCTGCTAAAGTTGCTTTACCCTGTAAATCACCTTCGTACCCAAAGTATGCTTTAGGTATCTTAAGTGCTGCAAACATTTTAGATTGTAGGTACTGTATATCGTTAGTTCCGTCGTAATCTAAACCTTTAGTGGTTTCTATTCTTGTAGAAGCATCTCCTCCTCTGACAGGGATATAGAAATCCTCCATCATATTCTGCATATTAAACTTTAAGTTATATTGACCTGTCTTTTGATCGATATAAGGAGTCTTTTTCATAGTGTTGATAGTTTTTTGCATAAACTGATCAACTTCTGCTGGTGGAATTGAACCGACATTTACGAAAAATGTTCTTTTCTCTGGTGCTCTCATTATACGGTGTATCAGCATAGCGTCTTCCATTAACGTTAACTGCTTGTATATTTTTCTAGCTGGTTCAATAAATGATCTACCGTAGGGTAGGTAGTTAGTATCTGATATTAATCTGAAATGAGCTACTTCATAGTTGTCTAAAGAAATAACGTTACTGTCTTTTTTTCTGTACATTGTATTAGGATCTGTACTAGAAGCTAATCCATCAGGATCAATTGAAAATTCTACTTTAGCTGGATTTTCTGGATCTAATCCTTCATATCTGTTCATGTTATACACCGTATAGGGTAGAACGTTGTATACTCCAAATTTTTCTGCAATTTCTAATTTAAGAAAGAAATCACCATACTTACACATATTACGTGTCCAAGACCATAGGTTAAATTCAATATTTAATACATCGTAAAAGAGGTTATAAAGTACCCTTTGTATGTTTTCATCCGAGGATTTAACTGCTAGTACTTCTCCTTGATCATTTTTTAATGTTGCTTCGTCTGCTAATATATCAAGCGCAGATGCTATTATTGGATCAGTATCCATTGCTTCATAATCCGAATATAACTGTATTCTGAGTGTTTGGTAATTGAGATTTGGATTAAATAAATTTTTATTATTATAGATATGTAATCTAGAGAATCTATCAACTAAAGAATTAGTTTCAAAATTACCGGTTGTTTGTATACGGTTAACGTCCGCTACCTTAAGTTCTGTTCCTCCTATATTTCTGATTATAACATCAGAAGAGAATAATCTCTGGAGTCTACCAAATAGTGATTTATCAGCCATTAATGATCTGTTTTATTTAATATATATTATAAATAGCATGTTTATAACAACCAAGATATATCTTCTTTGCCATACCCATTATCTACAATATACGGATTATTTTGGTTGTTTCCAACTGATTTCATTACAGCTTTGTTTTTAGCGTTCAAATTCTGGAAGGATGATAGTTGTGCTCTAGCTAAATCCATACCCTGCTGTCTTAATCTTAATGCAGTATCCCTTACATATAATGCAGTTGCACAGGATATAAGTAAATCATCGTTGTAATTAACCTGTGCTTGAGGTTTACCGTTTTTCCATACGAAGACTCTCATTTCCCCTAATAGTCTCTTAGATTGTAAAGTAACACCCTTTTCTCTTATGTACTCAATTATCTTAGCTATTACTAAAGGTCGTGTTCTAACTGACATCGTAAAGCCGGGTACGAGTTTATCTCGTTCGTATTTACTCATATACGATTCTACTGTTTCCATTTGAGAAGTAGAGCTATAGTATAAGTTGTTATATTGTCTCTCTAATACTTGTTCTATAGTTGCCCACCCTATATTAGCGTTTTCAACTACAAGCAGAGCATCGTTGTATTCAGAGGCTATACCTACTAAAACATTACCGTAATCTTTAGGCGATAATTTTCCTTTATATTCTCCTACTTGAACGCAATTTTCTATATCAAATATATGAAATGCAGAATAATCAGCAGAATCTCCTCTAGCGACATCAGCTACAACCATATAAGATTTAGTATAGTCAACTCCTTCCCATATCCATAAATTACCATCTACACCTCTTTTTTCAAGCGGTTCTTTGATATATGTCTGTTCGTAGAAAAGCATATCATCTGGTTCAAATACCGTATCTCCGGAAGCTAAGAAGTCGCAGTCACATTCCTGACCTGCCATACGTGGGCCTAAGTCTGCATCTTGCTGAACCCTCCATTCTTGATTTCTTTCTGGGTGTACTGTCCAGGGTAGTTTAATTGGAAGAAATGAATTTTCTCCGCTTTCTGCTTTTTCCCATGTTTGGTGAAACCAGTTACCAATTCCGTTAGGAGTAGATAGAGCCATACACTGACCACCGGTAGCTAATGTTTGTTGAGCTGCTGTAAACGTTTCTTGAATGTTATCAATAAAGGCTGCCTCATCGATAAGTAGTAGTGATACTGCCTCTGACCTTGCAGCATCGGCGTTAGAAGATTTAGCTGTAATTTTTGATCCATTTTTAAGCCTTAAGGATAGTTTATTTTTTTCTACTGCTGGTAATCTCAACCACTTAGGCAGTTGATCGTACATAAACATTGTCTTAGATACTAAGTTTCTCGCAGTAGCTTGAGTTGTTGCTAAAGCAAGTACGTTCTTATCTTTATGAAACAACATAAGCCACAGAGAGTAACCTGCAGCTAAAGTAGATATACCTAACTGTCTTGACTTAAGAGTAATTAAATATTGATGATCTCTAAATAAATGTAATACTTTATCCTGAAATGGGTATAAATTAAACAGTATACGACCTCTTGTAGGATGCTGTATATAACAATACTTCCTCATGAAGTATGCTGGATCTTTAGCACACTTGATGTACTCTTGTGCTATTATCTTTTTAATATCTTTTGCCATAACTTACCAGTTTATAACTGGGTTCATATTTCCAGTTTCAACTTCTATATCTAAATAGTCGAATGTATTTTTCCAACTATTTACGAGATTAGATTTTATCTTACTAAATACTTCTTTTATTTTATCAAATGCTTTTTTAACAGTAGACTTAAACCATTTAACTATATCGAATTTATTTTCAGTTAAAAATTCTTTTGAATCTATATTTTCGATAGCTTCGTTTACTGCCATATCTATTCCTAAACCAACAGTAGACCAGAAAGAATAAAAGCCAGTTTTTCCTTTAGGGTTATCAGCTGTTTTAGCAGATACTTTTGTTTTTTGTGAAGATTTAAATTTAACATCAGGTTTTACTTGCTTTGAAATTTTTGCAACATATTCGTCTGATGAAGAATTGACAGTATGCCCTTTAGCGTTACCATCATAATCAGTAACTAAAAAATAATCTGCTGTTCCTTCTGATCCGCCAAACTTAGTTTCACCGGTCATAGCTTCATAGGTAAATTCTTTAGCGAATGCATCATTATTATTGAAGAGGTTTCTCAATTCAACTTTAAAAGCTTTATGTGCTTCATCAGCTTTTTTTAATACCTCAACTTTAGCAAATTGACCTGCTTTTTCTAGTTCACCTTTATTACCTTTTATACCTAATTTAGTTAAATCAGTTGTTGGAAGTAAACCTTCTAATTTTTTACCTAATTCGTCTATAAATTCATCTCTAGGTACTTTTTTAGCTGCAGTGTAAAACGTAGCCATAGCTTCAGATCTACCACCAGACATTAATTGGGCAGCGCCTGTTTTGACAGATATTTTTTTATCACCGACAACTATATCAGTTTTAGGAGTTAATGTAGAACCTTTAGCTCCATCAGGAAAATAAGTATTCCATTTTTCAGATGCTTGATAAGTATTAGCAGGAAATTTACCTGGTCCGTTCAAATTAAGAGAGGATACAATCTTTTTTCCTACTTCTACTGAGTTTGGTATAAGTTTGGAGTGTTCTTCCTTACCGTTTGCAGCATCTACAATTACTTTTTCCATTTCGAATGCTGCGGAAGTATCGCTTTCTTTGAGACTAAAACCAAACATAGATTCAAACAAATCCATATCCTCTTGACTGTTAATGTCAGGATATCCTTTTTTGGTCTTGTAGGACCATTCTAATATGACTCTATCTATTATATTCATTTATGAGTTTATTATAAACCTTTTTTTATTTAAAAGTTTTTCCTTCAGGTGTATCTCCTACATCTTCTTTCCATGCTGCCATATAATCAGAAAGGAATTTTTTTAGTTCCTCACCTTCTAATCCTACAATATATTTACCCTGTCTAACTGCCTGGTCTTGAGTATATTCAATATCGTTTACTTTAAAAGGTTGTATTCTAAAAGCTTCAGCACCTTCTTCACTGTAGTATTTACCACCTTTATCATAATCAGGATCTAATCCTGATCTTCTTCCTTTGCTAGAATCATCTTTAATTATATCAGCCCACTGGTCTGAGGTAAATTTCATACTTCCTTTGCCTGCTTCGTCAGCAAATGAATTTTTAACAGCATCAAAGAATGCTTCAAATTTTTCACCACTTAACTTAGGTAATTCTGATTTTACAGCGGCCTTAAATTTAGGAGGAATTTCTTCTAAAGAGTTTCTATCTCCATCCCAGTTCCATATTACTGCTTCTCTAAGTACCCTACTATCAGAAGTTAATTTATTTTCAGTTAAAAATTTTCTTAAATCAAAATTATTCATTGTATTTACTTTTTATATTAAGCTTCTGGTTCTTCTTCTGGTTCTTCAAAGTCAACTGGTTCGTCTGTTAAATCAGCTCCTCCTTCTTCTCCACCTGCATCTACTGTGTCATCTCCTCCTAAAGCATCATCTCCGGAATCTACTCCACCTTCTACTCCGGGGAAGTCTCCACCACCACCTCCAGATGATCCGCTACCTGTATCTGCTGGTTCTGCTGGTTCTTCAGATGAAGAGCCCATTGGACCTTGTTGATAAAGTACTGTGAGTTTATCTAGTGCTTGTTGGTATTCATCTATTTTGTCTAAATAATACCTCTTGCCCATGATTTGTGCTTCAAATCCTTTGCCTGTCCACTTTAAAATATAATCTTGACCATTTGCTAGATTAACTCTAAAGGATGTCGGTCTTGGTGATATCCAGTCTATTGTATCTACAAATTCTTTAAAGTCTTCTGTCTGTAGTTTTATTAAGATTGCTTTTAATGTTGGAAACTTAGAAAGAATTTTATCTGTTGCATCTTCTAAAACAGGTTCAGGTTTCTGTGTGTCTTCCTCATTTAATAAATTAGAGTATTCATTTAAACTTAAAATTGCTTCTTCCATACTACGTCTCATTTTCATAAGCTCGTATTGGTCTGGTCTCTCTGTTCTTAGGTATCTCTGAAGTTTTCTAAAGTTCGTTTTAATTAATTCAAAAAGCTCTCTTGCAGATTTATCTGTTCTTATATCCTTAGAATTCATTAACTTTTTCATATCACCTATAATGTCGGAAAAGTTAGTATAGAGGTTTTCAAAGGAGGGTAGATTTATTACCTTATGTCCAGTTGCTCCGGTTTCTTTATTCTTATCTGTTGTAAAGAAGTAAGTGTCCATATCTGATGATAAAAAATCATATTCTGGATATTTTGACTTTCCGTATCTATCTTCTAAGCTCTTTCTAAAAGATGGGGCAAGATCAGATAGTCTAATAGTATTCTCCCTATCTTTATCTACCTCGCTTATGGATTCTAATATAAGTTTTTCTAATTTATGCATAGCTTACTTCTTTTTCTTTTTATACCCTTTATGCCAGTGTTCATTAGTGGTTTTAATATCTAATTCACTAACAGGAATATCTTCTACTGTTTTTCCGCTTTCAAATAAAACATCGTAATGAGTAACTATATACTTTTTACCTTCTTTTACTAGGGTATGTTTTTCTGGAATACAGTTTCCTTTACCGTATGTTTCGTGTACTACTTTAGCAGCACAGTCGTGTTTAAATCCAGGTCCTGATTCTTCTAATTCATTTTTATTAACTAAAGTTAATTTAAAAGAGTCATGTAAGCCAGTTTTCTTTTTACCCGGTTTACCGTTAGTAACTCTTACGTAAGCATCATGTCTTCCAACTTTTCCGTCTACTCTTTGGTAAATATTACCGTGTTGATTTTTAACATAATCTCCAGGCATTATTTGACCTCCTTTAGCTTCGTTTATATCAGCATCTAATTCAAACTTCTTAAATTTATCTACGTCGTTGATATTTTTAATTTCAACTCTTTTGCCGTCTTTATCTAAACCGTATACTTTAGAACCATCATTTCTAGTTTTCTTAAGTTCTGCTTTTGCTCTACGTTTAGATACTGATGAAGT